GGACAGTCAGCACAGATTTTTTTTGTGCTGTGCTGTGCTGTCTGTTTCGTGCTGTCCTGTCTGTACTGTAACGAGACAGCCGTTTTGCGGACACTCAGCACAGATTTTTTTTGTGCTGTGCTGTGCTGTCTGTTTCGTGCTGTCCTGTCTGTACTGTAACGAGACAGCCGTTTTGCGGACACTCAGCACAAAAAAAAGGCACAGCCGTTTAGCTGTGCCTGTTCGTTAAGCTGTGCCTGTTCGTTACTGCTCATTGATAATCTGTGTGAGGTACTCGTGAAACTCGGGGCACTGTAACGTGTTACGAATATAGCTAACGTAACGACTAATCTGTCGTCTTTCCATTTTCAAAGCATCGGCCGTTTCACGTTCTGTTTTTCCATAAATGAAAAGATGAGCGAACACAGCCAAAACAGCTTTGCTGTCCGTACGTGCTGACAGCCTACCACGTAACATATCTGAAACGTACGTAAGCACGTCGGCCCGTTCGACACGTGCTAGACGCTTGTCGGCCTGTCCCGCACTTATAACATGTTCTTCGCCGTTTTCGTCTGTCCAGCAAAGAGACTGCGTGAAACGTGCCGTAACCGCTCTGTTATCGTTAAGTACCTTGTTAATTCTACGGTAGACATAACTACTATATGCGAACACGTCAGACGGTTTCTCAATCAGTCCTACCGTGTACAGTGTCCAGATGCTTTCTCTTGCTGTCTGTTCGACGTCTTCAAAGTCTATGTCGTTGTGGTAAAGCATGTTTTCAACCTTCTCCGTCCATGCTTTAGCGTTAACCGTCTTCAATGCTTTACGTGCAATGATAGGTGCGTACTGCTCAATGACGGCTGTCAGATACTCTGTGCAGACTGTCTGTCTGTCAGTGTCGACCGTGTACAGGTTTACACGTTCGTACTTTGCACCTACTTCTCTGACTGTGTTCGGCTTACGGATTGAGTAGGAAAGCTCTGTGCCCGTGATAGTGACTGTTACTGTGTTGTTTTTCATGTTCTGTCCTTTCTGTGCTTTAGCACTGTAAAGTAGTGGTGTAAGGTGTCGTTTTCTTTTATCTTACTGCTATTTTTTGTATATGTCAATACAATTTTATTTCCGTTTCATCCCTACTGTAACGAGACAGCCGTTTTGCGGACAGTAAAACAAAATTCTAAATATTTTGTATTTTCTGAATTGTGCGTAAATTGTGTGTCTGTCAGCACTCGTTTTCTTTGACTGCTAACACGTCACCTTTTATCCCTATGTGACGTGACGCCCGTGGTTATGGGAACATATGTTCGACGTTTTCCCAGAACGGCTAATGTTACTTCATCTCACACATACGAAAAACTCATCCATCTCAACCACTTCCAAAACCACTATCCCTAGCTGTCAGATCCCTGTTAACCCCAATATCTGGTATACAGTTTGTTTTCTGCGCATAGACTTCCAAGAAGAAAAGTTCCCCTAACACCGCATCACAGACAACAATTCTTCCCTGACCCGAATTATCTGAAAATTATTGTAATTTACCTGTTGACTTTATATAACATGCGTGGTATTATAATTATAGCAATACATTTATATGGCATTGCAAAGCACCTTGAAAACTGAATAGCGAAGTGATCTATATGTATACCTGACAGTTTGGTATACAAGCATAGTATACCCGACTGTAATATATATTTAATAATTAAAAATGGTATACCCGACTGTCTGGTATACCTGTATTTATATATATAAATATATACTGTACTACATAGTATACCCGACTGGTATACCTGACTGCATAGTATACTAAGTCCGGTATACCTGACTGTAAGATATATATAGGGGTGTTCTCTCCTGCATCGATCCCATTTTTCATCTTGGAAAAATATGCTCTGAAAACCATTTTACAGATTTTTTCTGCTAAATCGGCTTCATGACACCCCTCAAACCCGCATGAATACTGGACTTTTCTGAACAGCCCCTTAAGACTTAGGGGAACAACATTGAAAACAAGTACAGAGCAACTATGATACACAGCGTCCTCGTCTGTAAGACGAGCACGAGCCACGCCTTTTCCAACACCATTTTTACTCTTGGAAATAGACGGGCTGGCAATAATATGGAACGGAGGAATACAGTGATAAAGAGTAACCAGCGGAGGAAACCATTATATGATAATGATATGTGATGCGATTATGGGCAGCGGGAAATCAATGGCTGCTATTACATACATGAACGAACATCCGGACCGGAAGTACATATACATCTCTCCTTATTTGGATGAAGATGATCGGATCGCAGATGAGTGCCCGGAACTACATTTCGTGAAGCCATATCCAACCGAAGAGTTTGGTTTCAGTAAAGTGTTGATGACACACGAACTTATTAAACAGGATCGCAATATATCAACAACGCACCAGGCGTTCAGCCTGTACACAGCAGAGATATTGGAAACAATACGTGAACATGGATACACATTGATCATGGACGAGGGTCTGGATTGTATGAAGGACGAAGCGTTCAAGAAGGCTGATGTCGATTTACTATTGGATGGTGGAATCATAGAGAATGTTGGCGATGTGTACAGAATAACAGAACGTGGCATGAACGAGGAATACACACTACTGAAAGAAATCATGCCAATGCTGAAGGCCAGAGAATTAAAAGGCATCGAAGGCATGGAAAAAGGCAAAAAGGTATACTTCTATTGCTGGCTAATGCCACCTGACTGTTTAACAGTATTCGAGGATGTGTTCATCCTGACGTACTTATTCGAAGGGCAATCAATATGCTATTACCTACAGGTTAATGGATTGGAATATGTAAAGATCGGAGTATCGCGAGAAGAGACGGCTAACGGATATACATATAGGTTCTCAGATACGACCGATTACATTCCGGAGTATGTAGGACATATAAGTGACATGATCGACATACTGGAAGACAAGAGCATAAATAGAATAGGTCTTGCAGAAAACGCACTTTCTAAATCGTGGTACATGAAGCATAACGGAAAGCTGAAGAAACTCAAGAACGATACGTACAACTTTTTCAGAAACAAAGTAACTGGCATCAGTGCGGCAGAGCGAATGTACACAACGTATAAAGACTTCGAAGATCAGATTAAGGGTGACGGATACGCAAAATCATTTGTGGAGATGAATAAGAGATCATCGAACGAATTCAGAGGCAGAACCGCATTAGCCTATCTTTGTAATTACTACATGAATCCGTTTGTTAAACACTACTACAATGATAACGGCGCTACTGTCAATGAGGATATGTATTCGCTATCGACATTAATCCAATGGATCTGGCGATCTGCAATTAGAGATGGACAGAAAATACACCTTTATCTTCCAAGCAGCAGGATGAAGAGATTGCTTCTTGCTTGGATGGACTCTCTGGAGAGAGGGGGTGTTACACATTGACAAGAAAAGGAACATGTAAATCTTGCATATTCACGGAGGTATGTGATGCAAAAATGAGGAACTGCAATGACTACTATTCTATCGACGAAGACGATACACAGATTATTGAAAATGGACGGGATGAGTTTTATGTAGAATGGTTTTCTTACATCAAGGAGTACGACGATGATGTTTTTTATTAATGTTAGCAATACATTTATATGGCAATGATTTGGGGTGGTCAGAATAAGTAAACAGCAAGAATGCCAAAAATACATATTCAAGATACATAGCAGCAGATTACGGAAGGAGCGATGGAACCTTACTCTTCCACTAGATGAGGCAAGAAGGAACGACGAAGTTATTTCACTGGCATCCAGTCAGCTTTTGCGATGGATCGCAGAACTGAACGGAGTTGAAGATGCGGATGAAAAAGCGAAAGCTATCAAGGCAGAAATCAAACGGCTGAGGAAACAAGATAGTTCACCACAGGTAAAACGCCAGATACGAAAGCTGTACCGCGATTTGGACGAACTACAATTTCAGCCGGATTACATGAACCTTGTGATTGATAAAGAGAAGGACTATTGGCGAGCCTGCCGAGGTTTCAGTATAAACGGCATACGGTATAAACGGCTGCTTGGTACTAACGGCGGGATTAAGAATTCTACTATCGTGTTTGTTAGTGAGAGGCTACACGATGAATTGGATCGAAGGATAAACAACGACAGAGATATGACGAAGGAATTTGTCACTGCAAAACTTGAAGCGTACAAGGCGTTGACGTGCAGCGCGTCGATTCCTGTATCAATGCCACATGGTGTTTGCGTAGTAGACGATGCAGAGACGGAGTTCTTTGAGGACATCATTTATTTATCAGACGAAGAAGATGGCGAACCGGTAATGCGGTCAGCAGATCATGAGTTAATAAAGATGGATGCATCAGATGGGTTCGGGCTTATGCTCCCCTCTCTCGCTAAGAGATGGAGCGAGGAACTTGGTTTAGATTATATGATGTCTGGATGCAATACACGCGAAAGTTTTGAGAAAGGTATGGTCTACACGTTTGATTTTCTAGACTTCGCAGAGAATGTGGCTGGACAATATATTATCCGTGATGCCTGGGGCAATAATGTCGATTTACGTAGTGTTGAATTGGTTTTGACGACTTCTATGGTAAAACTGTACGACTCATATATTAGCTGTAATGATTATCTCGAGAAGTCAGCCAAGAACGGATATACGTTTGCTGTAACGAAGACTTGTCCGAAGACTCTTGAGAATGAACGTGCAACTAACTATCAGTACTTAAATCCTTTTGCCTGGATGACAGACGAGGACATTAATGAGCTTATACAGCCTACTATCAACGAAATACAGGACGTACTGAATGGTGACTGGAGAAAGTCTTTACTGTTTTTGAGAGGCGCCGGTATAACGCCGGAAAATGTCGATAATGCGCCGGATGATTTTATCAAAGCTATCATGATAGATCAGCGGATGATAGATGATCCGTATGTTCAGAGCACGATATATGGTCTGATCAAGAATCGCATCGACGAGGCAAAGGTCGGTGTGCTGAAGGTGCATGGCAATTACAGTATATGTTGCGGTGATCCTTACTTACTATGCCAGAGTATGTTTGGTTTGGAAAAGACTGGGTTGCTCAAATCTGGTGAGATATATAACAGGTATTGGGTGGATTCAGGATCTGAGGATCTACTCTGCTTTCGCAGCCCTATGAGTTCTGCAAATAATATCAAGCTTGTGCATCCAGTGAGGAGCGCAGAGATTGATCATTGGTATCAGTACATGAACACGTGTACGATCTTTAACTCTTGGGATACTATTGCAGCTGCACTTAATGGAATGGATAAATAATTGTCCCTCGTGTCAGAAATGGCGCGATGAAAATTCAGTGAACCTGCAAATGCAGGGTGTCGTCATAAGACGGCTAACGGTAAAACTCTGAGATTATAAAATAAAGGAGGTGATATGGATGTGGAAATCGATTGATGGATACGATGGCATTTATGAAATAAGCGATGACGGAACTGTCAGGTCATTAGATCGAGAAATTGTAAAAAGCAACGGAGTAACACAATTTCGTCACGGAGAAATAAAGAAGCCTACCGAAAACAAGGATGGGTATCTGACAGTAAAGTTATCAAAAGACGGGAGTGATGTTAGAGTCCCTGTTCACATACTTGTTGCAAAAGCGTTTGTCGATGGATGGTTCGATGGCGCAGAGGTTAATCATATAGACTTTGATCGTAAGAATAATAATGCTTCAAACCTTGAATGGGTAACACACGCTGAAAATGTCGCCCATACGATTAATGCCGGAAGACATGTGTGTAATACTGATTTAATAGGCAGCAACAATCCTAACTTTGGTAATCATGCATTATCCGAGAAATACGCAAGTAATAAGTTGCTGTCAAAGGAAAAGAACTCAAGACCTGGAATAATGAACGGACGATCAATTCCGATTACAGTAATATTTCCAGACGGAGATACAATCAGCTTTGGATATATGACAGAATGTGCAGACTATTTGATTCGAAATGGTTATGCACGAGCAAAGAACGCATTGTCCGTATCTGCTCGTATATCTAGTTCTGCAAAAAGCGGAAAGTCTTCGTATGGATTAAGGTTTAAATATGCGTGATTTTTACTCAGACAATACCGTGCCAAGCTTTTCCAGAAATGGAATTGAAGGTGTAACGACTACGGGATACGGGCTAAACCGGAAGGCATGTCTATGAACCCGGTACTTTGTCGGTGCAATCCCGACATTGGAAGCGCTGAACAGCCTATTGGCTGATGAGATAGTCTACTCCCTATGGTGACATAGGGTACAAAGGTTTGACGGAGATCTGGTTTTTCTGACAGACAATGAACCGCTTGTCAGAAACTTCAGACCTAAAAGAACATTAATGTGCTTGCAAAAGAAAGCAGTAAAGGTAGTTCCAACAGAGGATGATTTCATACGAACAAATATATCTGGGTTCGGTAATGAGATCGGACAGATAACAAACTGGATAACAAGTATGTTCGACATCCAGTCTAGTTATCAGGAAGATAGTGAAGAGCATCGTATTCTTGAATACAGAATACAGGCTGGTCAGCAGTACCAGCAGAATTCGATTGACTCGATAAAAGGAATCGTTGCTAATCCGATGCCACGCAGTTGGCATGACAGACATTCAGCAAACAAAATCGACGACGAGGCGACTCGTGAATTATATCGCAACATAGTTGCCGAAAAGAAACCGTACTACATGCAGTATATATATCCGGCTCTCAGAAAAGAATATCGTACATATACAAAACGTGCGGACCGAAACGCATTGCGTGAGTTTCAGATGACAGTCGACGAACTCATTGCTTTGCCGGAGCGTACAGAGCGCCAGGAAGAATTCTTAAAGCATTACTACTTCCATCTTCCTGTTGGAATTGGTGATTGTGTTACGAACCGAATTTGCCGAAGGTTCGAACAGGAATTCGACGGATATATTGGACGGCATAATGCTGAGACGAAATTCGACTATACAATTTTAAAGAGCGGCGTCGAGTATTCACAGAGCAAGTTCTATCAGATCAAGAATTTGTATGAGGAATACAATAAGCGTCTTCAGAGTTATGCAATCAAGTCAGAGTATGAACGTGTAGATGAGTATGATGCACTCTCCGATCTGTCTATGATTAACAGCGAGTTCCAGAGGGAATGCGCGGAGATTTGTCCGGATCGGTTTGAATTGTGCGATATAGTTCTCGATCTTTGCTATAAGCGAAGCTCGACGAAACGGTTCGCATGGAATATGTGCGGTTCTGAGATAATTGAAAATTTGCTGAATAAGAATAACAGGACGATGTCTTTCCCGACAATCTGTAAAGACGGTGATATATATTACGGCGGCGAAAGATTTACTATAGAACAGAAAGTGATTGAGGTAGAGGATGATAGTATTGAACGAGATTGACTGGGCGCGTGACGCGCTCCAGTCCAACTCTCTTGGCAATAAGCCATATGAAACACTTTGCCGGATTGCGAAGTATTACTTCCATGACGGCTATACAAAACAGAAGGTACGAAAGAAACTAGAAGAGTTTATGGTGCGATGTGATTCGAGTGTGTCGATTCCGAAATGGTCAGACACAATCGACTACGCTATAAAACATGCCATGAAGCATCCGGCTGTCGAGTTGACTGGCATACCGATTACAAAGAAGGAACTTAGTGTAATTGATAAGATAGACGGTAAACAGATCAAGCGGCTTGCATTCACGCTTCTTTGCTTGGCTAAATACTGCGATGCAATCAATGCAAACGGTGATCACTGGGTGAACAGTGAGGATAACGAAATTATGAAGATGGCAAATATCAGCACATCGATTCGCAGGCAGAGCGAGATGTTTCACCAGCTGTGGAAACTTGGATTGATTCAGTTTTCCAGAAAGGTAGATAACACGAATGTTCGAGTACTGTTTACTGATGATGGTGACGCAGAGATGATGATAACCGACTTCCGCAATCTTGGATATCAGTACATGATGCATAACGGCGATCCGTTCTTCATCTGTGAGAACTGCGGAATTGTTACGAAGATTAAACATCCAGATACAGGGAGGAAACAGAGATACTGCCCAAGTTGTGCAAAAGAAGTGCAGCTTCGACAGATAGTCAACTCGGTGATGCGAAAGAGAAAAGTGCCACAAATTCAAAATGTTTAAAAAAATGACAGCCCGCAAACCCGCATGAATACTGGGTTTGCGGGTCATTTGATATATTGCTATAAATGAAAGGAAAAGTAATTGCGCGACAAAAGTGTCGCGCTTTTCTCATAGATACGGGCAAAAAGGAGCAAAAAATTATATGGATGAAAACAGTACTCTCCTGTTTCAGCAAGACGATGAAACAGATTTCCAATATCACAAGAGGTTGATCTACGGCAAACTTGAGGACAAGACGCTGGCCGATTACGACTACTCAGAATTGGCTAAGTACGTATACGGTAAAGATTATTCTACCGATGTAGCCAGAAGAATGATGTATGGCAGTAAGCGTACTTTGGATCTGATGGATGACGCCGTGTCTGCAGATAGCGCTTCTGTGATTTCTAATATTGATAAACGCATGATGGATCTTCGTAAGGAGCAGCAGAAATTCTACGATCAACGTAGAGAGCTGAACAAGATTCTCATGAAGGAAGCTCGTGGTGAACATCTTGAAGAGATACTTAAAGAAGCAATCGGATCTCTTGATCTGACGGAAATGTATCGGCGCACCGATACAGTTTTCAGTACGGATAACACTGAGGCCGTCCTCGTGTTCAGCGATTGGCATTACGGCATGACAACAGATAATATATTCAACAGATATAATACCGATATCTGTCGCGCTCGTGTGCAGGAAGTTGTTAATAGTGCGATACAGAGGATCCAGTTGCATAAGTGCGACAAGCTTCACATCATTCTACTTGGTGATTTTATTCATGGAGCTTTAAGAGCTTCGACTCGAGTTGCGTCTGAAGAGCTTGTCGTTGAACAGTTAATGAATGTGTCAGAGATTCTTGCACAGTCAATCAACGAACTGTCGCAATACGTCAATTCTACATATGTCTATTCTACATACGGCAATCATGCCAGAGTTGTTCCAGAGAAAAAAGATAGTATTCATGCAGACAATTTTGAACGCATCGTAGGTTGGTGGCTTGAGCAGCGGCTCAAGGACAACGCGAGTGTAAAGATTATCTACGATGAAAGTTGGGAGTTCATTATCGCAAAGGTTTGCGGTCATGATCTAGTTGCCGTTCATGGAGATATCGATGGCGTGAAAACTTCTCCGAAGTTGCTTACTACACTCTTCTATAAAGAGTTCGGGATGGATATAGAATATATTATTCTCGGCGATAAGCATCACCGGGAAAGCTTTGAAGAGTTTGGCGTGACATCAATGATTTGCGGAGCGCTGTGTGGCGCTGATGATTATGCGAATGATAAGCGGCTGTACTCGACACCGGGTCAGCTGTTACTGATATTTAACTATGATGGACTTGATGCTGAATATCGGCTTCGAGTTGAATAAGGCTCTCCTCACATACTCAGTGTGTACTATTGGGGCTGGTCTTCGCGACCAGCCTCGCCATTGTTTTAATGGTAATATTTTACGTTTTAACCTTTATTTTGATTGTAATGCGTAAAATATTACGTGTTATACCATCGTTATACCAAGCCAGAATATACCTGAACGTGTATAATTTGGCGGTTTATGTAGGAGATTATACCCGATTGGGATGGAGGTGACTTGCTTGGGAAGAAAGACCAAGATGAATAATATTACTTCGCCGGAGTTGCTTGAGCAGGTCAACCCGGAGAATTTGCAGTTGCTGAATGATTTCATGGATTACCTAAGATCCACCGACAAGAGCGAAGCAACTATGCACGGATATCGTAATGATATCAAGATAGCCTTTGTGTGGAATCTACAGCATAACGGTAATAAGCCATTTACGGATTGGACGAAGCGTAATGTGATGGCATACCAGAATTGGTTAATTAATGAGAACGAAAATAGTCCAGCCAGAGTCAGAAGGCTTCGCGCTTCTCTCTCATCGATGTCTGAGTTCATCGAAAACATACTCGATGAAGATTATCCGAATTTCAGAAATATTATCAATAAGATAAAAGCGCCGGTTAATACTCCTGTCCGCGAAAAGACTGTTATGACCGAAGAGGAAGTTGAGGATCTTCTTCAGAAAATTGTAGATAAGAAGCGGTTTGATGTTGCGTGTCTGATTGCTCTTGCCGCATACGGCGGCAGGCGTAAAGCAGAATTGTGTCAGTTTAAGGTCGATGACTTTACAGACGAGCATCTTGTATGTGGTGGCAGTCTTTGGAAGAGTTCTCCTATGCGGACTAAAGGTCATGGCAAGCTCGGAAAGGTTGTGCCGTGCTATACGCTGGTGTCTAAGTTTAAGCCATATTTGGATTTGTGGATGGAAGAACGTAAGCGTCGCGGTATTGAAAGCGAGTGGCTCTTCCCCGGTGATACGCCAGAAGAACATATCAAGATATCGACGGTTAATAGTTGGATGAATATGGCTAGTCGTATTAGTGGCAGAGAAATTTACAGCCACGCCTTTAGGCACTTCCAGACCACTATGCTTTCTGAGGCTGGCATTCCGGATAATGTTATCAAAGAGCTTCAGCATTGGAGTTCGGTAGCACTTGTTGATATCTATAGAGACACATCTACAGAAGATTTACTCGACGCCTACTTTGGCGAAGAAGGAATTAAAAAGAGAGAACAAAAAGGATTAGCGGATCTGTGATCTGCAGGAAAGAAAGGTGCAAAATGAATAGAGCGGATTTTGTTCACAAGATTGCTGTCAATCTTCGTGAGAATGGATTGAAAAAACCAGTACGCGCTCCGAGGCAGACATTTCACATTTCTGACGATGAAGGTAATTCCAAGGACTTTGTTATCAAGGCCGCTCAGAGAAGTTACATATATACTGAAGAAGATGTGAGGCGTGTAATAGATGCGGCGTGTGAGGAACTTGCAGAGGCACTCAAGGTCGGAGATTGCGTTACTATAAATGGCTACGGTACTATCGGTTTGCGATATCGAAAAGAAAGACGGACAAAGAGTCGTGTTGAACCGCATGATATGATTACGGTTCCGGCTCATCACGTTTGTAAGCTTAATGCCGGGAAATATTTGCAGGTAGCCGCTAAGATATATGATATGAATGAAAAGGACGCCGCTAGAGAAATCGGATATAGGTATGATGAACTTCTGCCTGATGACGATGAATAAGGTGGTGATCTAATGGCGTTTGAAGTTGAGTCGAGTAATGCTTATTGTCATATGTGTGGTACGGCGTACTCGAAGCGTAAGGGAAACTTTCCAGTGAGCTATGCTGTTTTACATAGGGGGCTGGGATATCTTCCAATATGTAAGTCTTGTGCTGAACGATTGTATGATGGATATCTCGAACAGTGCAATGACCCGAAGTATGCGCTGCGACAGTTGTGTAGAAAACTTGATCTGTACTGGGACGAACATGTATATGATTATGTATCAACGAAGGCTACTACCAGATCGTTGGTTGTGCAGTACTTGCAGCGTATAACCAATACTAAGTTTGCCGGGAAAAGTTACGACACGACACTCGAGAAGGAAGGAACTTTATGGAAGTTCGACGATGAGATTGTCGTTAATCCGGAAGAAGAGGTGGAGGAAGAATCTGCCGAGGAGACCGAGGAGGTCGTTCCGAAGAAGTATATTAAGTATTGGGGTGAAGGATATAAGGCGAATGTATATAAAGATCTGGAGCAGCGCAAGGCGAATTGGATGTCAAGTTTTCCAGATCAGAGCGCGATCGATGTTAGTACCGAAGCGATTATAAAACAGCTCTGCTATCTCGAGGTCGAGATGAATGCGGCCAGAGCCAAAGGCAGATCTGTCGATAAGTTGTTGAATTCGTACAACACACTTCTCGGCAGTGCGAACCTGAAACCTGTTCAAAGGAAGCAGGAGGAGGACGAGCTTGGTCTTGAGAAGACGCCACTCGGCGTATGGTTGTACAGATACGAGAATAAGCGTCCGCTTCCAGAGGTTGATGATGACTGTAAGGACGTGAACGGTCTGAGGCGGTATGTGTTTACATGGATGGGTCATTTGTGTAAAATGCTCGGACTGAAGAATGCGTATGAGCAATTATATCAGGATGAGATTGATAGGCTTCGTGTCGAGAAACCGGAATATGACGGTGACGACGACGAAGCATTTTTTATGGACGTCATGACTGAAAGCAACCGAGATGATATGTCGATAGATCAGTTGCTAGAAGGTGATACCGATGAACCGGTATGACAAGGTGATGGAAGGTGCCGCTATTTGGGGCGCATTCTATAGAGAGAATCCAGATAAATTTGCTGAGGATTATCTACATTTACGTTTGCGTTTATTTCAGAAGATCTTACTTGCGATGATGTTTTGGAGTACAACTCTAGTCTATATTGCAGCGAGGGGTCAAGGAAAGAGTTTTCTTAGTGCCGTTTATCTTTGTATACGATGCATACTTTATCCTGGAACAAAAATATGTATAGCGTCAGGAAAGCGTGGTCAGGCTGCAAATGTAATCGAAAAGATTATATATGAACTAAAACCATTATCTCCAGAACTATGTTCTGAAATAGATGAAAAGGAAAGTAAGTTTAACGGAACTGACATAAAGCTTGTCTTCAAAAATACATCAATTATTAAGGTTGTTACGGCATCAGACTCATCTAGAGGAAATCGATGTAATATCTTGCTTCTTGATGAGTTCCGTTTAATATCCAAGAATACAATCGATACCGTTCTTCGTAAGTTTTTGACTCTACGCCGTATGCCTAGATATAGCGAGTTGACAGATAGTCAGCGAAAGGCTGAGTACTCAAAGGAAAAGAACTTAACGATGTATCTTAGCTCAGCGTACTGGAAAGATCATTGGTCTTATACAAAATGTGTCGATACATTAAAAGCAATGGTCAACCCAGAAAGAAAACAATTTGTTTGTGGGTTTCCATATGAGCTGTCTATAAACGAAGGGCTTCTCGATCCAGAACTAGTAGCCGATGAAATGAGCGAGCAAGATTTCTCAGAGATTAAATTCTCGATGGAAATGTGCGCAGAGTTCTGGGGGTCAGACGATGGATCGTTTTTCGATTTTGAATCAATCTCCAAGAACAGGAAAATTAAGTATCCGATGTTGCCAGATAAGCTTTCTTCGAAAGTTGGTAATTCTTCATGTGTAAAAATACCACCAAAGACAGCTAATGAAATTAGAATACTATCAGCTGATATAGCTCTAATGTCTAGCCGTAAGCACAATAATGATGCTACGGCTGTTTTTATAAATCAGCTTATGCGTACAAAATCTGGTAGATACGTAAGTAATATCGTTTATGCGGATTCGTATGAAGGGCTGCGTACAGACAAGCAAGCGTTAGAGATTAGGATGCTTTTTGATGAATATCAGTGTGATTATCTAGTGCTTGACTGTCAGGGCATAGGTCTTGGAGTTTTTGATGAACTCGCAAAAGATATTGTAGATCCAGATACTGGAGAAATATATCCTGCGTTGTCATGTTATAACGATCCGGAAATGGCATCTCGATGTGCTGTTCCCGGAGCAGCCAAAGTTATTTGGTCAATTAAAGCAAGTGCAGCATTTAACTCTACAGTTGCTATTGGGCTGAGAGAAGGGTTCAGAAGCGGACGTATTCGATTGCTGGAGACCGAATACGATTCGGAAGACACGCTTAAGGATATCCGCGGATATAAATCATTGAATCCGCAAGAAAGATTAAGGTTCCAGCTTCCATACATTCAGACTACTCTTCTCATTGATGAGTTAATAAAACTTCGACACGAAGAGACAAATGGAAAGGTTAAAGTATATGAACGCTCCGGTATGCGGAAAGACAGATACTCTTCTCTCGCATACAATTACTATGTAGCAACTCAGCTCGAAACGAAACTGACAAAGAAATACAATATGAATATTGAAAATACGGACTTGTTTGTAATCAAGCCCCCATCTAACGGAAAGGCGGTGAGTATGAGGTTTGGCGCGAAAGAGAACAAGACGAGTTGGCGCTAATCAACAGCAGCCACAAGAACAACAGGCTCCGGTCAAAGTCAATACGACCGAACCTGTTACATTCGATCTCTCGCAGAAGTTTATGAGTCTGACTAAGCTCATAACTCGAGATCTAAATAATTATAGAAATGCACCTACATTCTCACTGTACACCAAAGATAACATTAACGATTATATCGGTAATCCGTACAGATACGAGAAACAGCTTCGTAGAGCGGTTAATTATATCTACGGTGTTAGTCCACACTTTAGACGTGTTATACAATATTTTGTAGGACTAACTAACTGGGCGTATATTGTCGAGCCATATAGGATTGATCCACGAAAAGCGAATATAAAGACAGTGAATAATAATTACCGCAAAGTATTAAACGCACTGTCATCTATGAATATCAAGACACAGTTTCCAAAAATACTGACTGTGTGCTTACGAGAAGATGTTTTTTACGGAACGTTCTGGGTTAATCAAGACAGTATAACAGTTCAGCAGCTTCCGAGTGATTACTGCGCAATATCCAGTATTGAGGGCAATGTCCTAAATGTTACGTTTGATTTTTCATACTTTGGTACAAATGAAGGGCTTCTTGAGTTTTATCCGCCAGAGTTTACTACTAAGTATAACCAGTATAAAAACAATAGAATAGACAGATGGATTGAGCTTGATGCGCCGTATTCATTTGCGATCAAATGCAATTCTGATATTCTTGACTACGCCCTCCCTCCGTTTGCAGGATTGCTTCGCGATATTTACGATATCGAAGATTATCGGAATATGAAAAAGACGAAGACGGCACTTGAGAATTACGCGATGATTGCAATGACTTTGCCGATGAACGACGATGGTGAATGGCTCTTAGATTATCAGAAGGCTAGAGAGTTTTGGGAAAATCTTGACTCAGTATTGCCAGAAGAGATAGGGTCCGTTCTTACTCCAATGAAGCTCGAAAAGATTTCTTTCGAGAAATCGAACACTGGTGACACTGATACGGTAACTCAAGCCGAAGAGAATTTGTATAACGCAGCTGGCGTATCTTCTCTTCTATTTGGTAATTCAAAAGCTTCGGCGAATGCCCTGTTGCTTTCGATTAAAGCTGACCAGAATATGACATTTGAGATTGTAAAGAGCATATTTGATGCGGTTAATCGTTTGATTCAGGCACAGAGCTATGGAAAGAACTTTAGGGTGGAGGTTCTTAACGTTTCCAAGTTTAACGAGAAGGAGGCTTCGGACGCGTACCTTAAATCAGCATCATACGGTTTACCTACAATCAGCGCGTATGCTGCATCTGTTGGTATTGGTCAAGCAGAACTTGATTCCATGAGCTTCCTTGAGACTAATGTGCTCGAACTACAAAATATGTTTAAGCCACTGGTTAGTTCTACCCAGATGAGTTCAGACGATCTTGATAGTAATGCCGCAACTGATGAAGGTGGTGCTCCAACAAAGGATGTCGGCGAAGTTAGCGATTCTCGTGAAACGAACCGAGAACTTGAGTAAGGAGGTGTATGCATGATGAAGTTTGTATATGTATTCGGTAATGACGATAAAGAGAAACTCATCGCTGCCGGATATCAGCTTCTCAAAGCAGACACTCAGAATGATATATATACGTTTAAAGCAGATGATAAATTAAATTTCGCATTAAACGATGTAGTCGAGTTTGTCGAATCCGATAAGCTCACTTTTTAATTGTAACCTATTTTAAGTTACAACATAATTTTTAAGTTACTACCCAAATCGGGTATTAGTTTCTCAACTTAATGCCCAAAATCGGAACATTGTTCCATGATGTCAAACCTCGTGCTATGCACGGGGTCTTTTTGATTCGGAGGTTGAGATGAAGAACAAGACGATTTGTTTGGAATTTGCGTCATCTCTAACCGATATATGCGAAGTAAATTCTTCCTTTGACTCAGGCATTCTCCGCGTTGCGTACGAAGGGAAGAATAGAAATGGGTCTCTTATTACGCATGAAGCTTTTGAAAAAGCATTGCCGACCTTAGCGAATGTACCAATCGTTGCCAATTACAATATCGAAAATGACAGTATTGGCGGACACGATATGGGCATTGTCAAAGATGATGAGGGGCTGCTTCGCCTTATTAATTACACAGAGCCGTTGGGTGTGGTGACTGAATCTGCAAATCAATGGTTTGACGCCGTTGAGGAAGACGATGGAACCATTCACAACTATCTGTACACAGAAGTTCTGCTTTGGAAGAGACAGCCGGTATACAACAAGATTAAGAAAGATGGAATCACCGACCACTCTATGGAAATCACCGTAAAGGATGCCCATACAGAGGACGGTGTTTTTGTTATTGACGATTTTGAGTTTACAGCTCTCTGCCTGCTCGGGGATGATGTGACTCCCTGTTTTGAATCTAGTTCTCTGGAGGTTTTCTCCACTGATCTTAAAAAGCAGATATCTGAGATGATGCAGGATTTCAAGGAAAGTTTTACAAAGGTCGATACGCCTAACGGCGTTGAAGATATACACCCACACAAATATTCGATGGAAGGAGGAAACAAGGTATTGGACGACAAGATGAAACTGATTGCCGAATACGGCATCGACGTTGATACTCTTCCGTTCTCTATCGAGGATCTCTCTGTAGAAGAACTCAAAGAGAAATTTGAAGAAATGAAAGAAGCCGAATCTGATCCGGCCGAGCCGACTGATGATAATCAGGATGATCCGGATAGCGAGAATTTTGCTCTGAACGAACAGACCGTTTCTGAAATTTGTAGACAGCTTCGTACTGAGACTGTTGAAACGATTTGGGGCGAGGAAAGCAGATATTGCTATATGGATTGTGATCTCGAAATCGGGGAGGTATATGCATACGACATTACCGACTGGCTGATGTATGGCTTCAAATATACAAAAGATGGCGACGCGATATCCATTGACTTCGATTCTAAGACTCGCAAGAAGATTGCGATTGTAGATTTCGATGGTGGGGAACAGGCATCTCCTGTTGCTCCTGTATTCGCTCGTGCGGAACAGGCTGCTAAAGACAATGCCGAATGGGAAGCGAGATACAATACCGCCTCCGAAACGATTGCGTCTATGGAAACTGAACTGAACGAACTTCGTGAGTTCAAGTCCAATGTTGAAACAACTGCCGATCACTCGGCCAGAGAAGAGCTTTTTACTCGGTTCGAAGATCTTAATGGCGTTGAGGCTTTCGAAGCTCTTCGCGAGGATAATGCAGAATTCGATCTCGAAGCTCTTGAGGAAAGACTGTTTGCGATTCGTGGCAGAAATATGGCTCAGGCTAAATTCTCTGCTGAACCGCAGAAGACTCCGAAAATCAAAGTTGTTAAAGAAGATATGTCCAAAGATCCCTACGGCGGAATCGTCGAGAAGTATCTTGGCAAAGAATAAAACCTAATAGGAGGAAAGAATATTATGGCACATGCAGTTGTTAGAACTGATCTGCTTCTCGGCACTGATGGTCGTAGCGAACTTGTCTCTGTTCGTTATCAGCCGAGCGGCACTATGACAGAAATTGATAACGGCAATCTGGTCAAACTGGGCAATCTGGAAGCAGGTTCTCGTACCGTTTACAAAGGTGAGACTCCGGCAGCTTCCGATACGATTGCTGATGTTGTTCTGATTGCTTCTCCGGAAATCGTCTACGACGAGCGTAAATATGGACTGGAGAATTTCTATAACGAGAAAGGAACGATTGCTCGCGGCTATCGTCTGCATGAGCATGACATCTTCTCTGTGACAGCCGAAGCCTTTAATGGTACTCCGGAACTTGGCAAGACTGTCAAGATCGGCGCTGGTACAAAAATCGAACTCGCCACTAGCGGTGGTTTCGGTGCAATTATCGACAAGAACGTTGTCGGTCGTTACACATACTGGGTCATCGAAGTAGGTGGAGATGTCGTTGAAGGCGAGACGGGTGCCACTGGTGACACTGGCGCAACTGGCGACACTGGCAACACTGGCGCAACAGGCTGATAGAAAATAAATAAGGAGGAAAATCACAATGGCTGATTACAAAGATATTGTAAAGCTTGGCGTTGATGGCTACAAAGGCAACGTCGAGAAGTATTCTGTGAAACAGTCTCAGGATACACTGCGCGAAGCTCTGATCGAAGCTAACAACGGAAGTACCAAGCTGGACTATAGAGCAATCCGCGATGGCAAATGTGTTGGTCTCTTCGCTATCCTTGAAGAGATCCTGAAAGAGACTGTCGTGGAAGGTATTCTGAACACCGATTTCTTCAATGCTTTGGTTGAGTATCGTAATGTCGGTGAGGGCGATGAGAACCTGTTTATTATCGAGGATTCCACTCTGTTTGTTGTGGATGACATTGCTCGTGGAAATCAGGGTATTCGTCGTCAGCGCCTTGCTGGGGAAACAGAGGTCGTTATACCGACAAGCGTGAAAGCCGTTCGTATTTATGAAGAGCTGAGCCGTGTTCTGGCTGGCCGCGTGGACTTCAATCATCTGATTGATGTTGTCGGTCAGTCCTTCCAGAATAAGCTGATGGAGGACATCTATGGTGTCTGGTCTAACGCAACTGCTCAGGATCTTGGTGGCGCTGTATACTTCCCGGCTGCTGGTCAATATGATGAGGATGCTCTGCTTGAGCTGATCGCTCATGTTGAAGCGGCTGCTGGTGGAAAGCAGGCTGTCATTTCTGGTACTGCAAAAGCTCTGCGTCAGCTGAAAGAGTCCATTCAGGGCGATAGTGCTAAAGATGAACTGCACAACGATGGCTATTATGGAAAATTCTTCGGCACACCGTGCGTGAAGATTCCGCAGCGCCATAAAGTTGGCACTACTAATTTCGTGTATCCGGACAATGTTCTGACGATCATTGCGACTGAGGAGAAACCTATCAAAATGGTAAGAGAGGGCAATCCGCTGATCATCACTCGTGATGCCACGGAGAACATGGATCTCACTCAGGAATACTTCTGCGCTGAGAATTATGGAATTGGTTTCGTTATGAATACCAACACAGGTATCGGTCGTTACGAGACCTGATAAGATTATACCGCTGGTGGGGCTACTACTGCCCCGCCAGTTTTGAATGAAAGGAGTTATATATGGCAACAAGAAAACCGACTACTGCTAAGCAGTCAGTAAATAAAGACGTTAAAGAGACTACTACTACGGTTGAGGCTGTTAGTGAACTGTCTGCTCCTATTGTCCCGAAAGATGTAGATCCTACTACGATAATCACCGTAAAGAACGGTTTTCAGGGTAAACTGATTTATATCAGCCCCAGAACCAGAGAAAGGTTTGTGTGGGATGAATTCGGTGATGAACAGGAAATGGAACTGAGAGAACTGAGAAACGCCAAGAGTTCTGCGAAGAAGTTCTTCGAGAATAACTGGTTCATGTTCGACGATGATTATGCTTGGGTGATTGATTATCTCGGACTTGGCAGATACTACAAGTACGCAGCTAAGCTCGAAGACTTTGATACAATATTCGATAAGTCTCCGGAAGAGATTAAGGAAATTGTTGACAGCATGTCTGTTGGTCAGAAAAAGTCTCTCTCGTATCGAACCAGACAGCTTGTTGCTGATGGCGAGATTGATTCCAGAAAAGTAATCGCAGCGCTTGAGGAGGCTCTTGGCGTCGAGCTGATCGAAAGATAAGGAGGGGAATTATGACCGTTCCTTATGACGCTTTTACAAGCGCATTTTTGACCAAAATTACTGAGTATGATCTTGTTTCGCTCGATGACAATATGCGCACAGCTATTGTAGACGGATATATGAAACGATCCTTGTCGAACACAACTTTTAAGAAGGTGTGCAATATCGACTTCTTTGGTGGAGCCGATGATGAGGAAAGAACATACACGGTTGATGTTGACGGAGAAACAATGGATGAGTTGATTGATATTATTTCAGACGGAATGCTTGTGCAATGGCTCAAGCCATATGTGTACAGACAGGAAAATCTAGAACAGATATTATCAACAAGAGATTACAGTTTGTACTCTCCTGCTGAACTTCTGTTGCGTGTCGGGAACGCATATACAAAAGCTCAGAAAGACTATATGCAGCATATTCGCGAATATAGTTATAACCACGGAGATTTAACGTCTCTGCATCTATGAATGTAGAAACCATTATCGGTACCAAGCTTGATGCGGAAATGGTGTGCAACTATTTCGGCATTCTCGTAAATCAATTTTTCAAGATACTCCCGATGCGAGAAAACGGCGAGGAATCTCTCCCGGTTTATCTCGAGAGTCTTCGGTCCGAGCTGCTTGGGTCTGAACGTGTTATTGTAGAGCTTGATAATAATCCATTGTTTTTGTCGCTCGTCAGCATTTTGCAATATCTCATTGATTCCCCGGAAATAACGGTCAGAGAAACAAAACGAGAAGTTTTCAAGGCTATATCTATTTGCAACAGGATCAAGGCACAGGTCTCGAAAGGCGGTGCTGAAGAATGAGTGCATGGGATTTGTATGAAAGCAGAATTAATGTCCGGGGTGGAAATAAGAGAAATGCTATCAAACGGCGAGAGGAGCATAACATCTTCGCTTATCTCCCGGATAACATGTCTTATACAGATGTGACGATAGATGGTATCGCGCAAACTGTTGCGATTATCAACTCGGACAATCTGGATGAGAAAGTAATGTTGTCATTGCCAGGGGAAGACATTAAACACGGCGGTCTCGTCGAGTGGATGGATAACCGTTGGCTCGTTGTTGAAAAAGATGCGAATAGAACGCTGTATACACGTACAAAATTGCAACAGTGTAACTATCTTCTGAAGTGGGTGTCGGAAGATTTGGTTATACATGAGCAATGGTGTTACGTGGAAGACGGTACGAAATTAAGAAGATTAGTTTCCGTATGGAGGAATCCATATGTTAAAATACCCATTGAATTGACTGGAAAGTCCCTAGAGCTTTACTGGCTACAACGTAATCATGAGATACGGATATGCGTGAATGCTTAAGAACAGTAAAGATCGGATAATCAGCAGCGAAGCCCTGATGAGGGGAACGTTCAACGATCAGAGTTTATCTCGTAGGATGGCAAGCGATTGGCCGTTCGAAGTGGTGGGCGTCCAGAACGGACGAAGATATGATCTACACTCTGTTGAGAGACAGAGAGCGTATTACGCTAAGACGGTGTAGCGACCGATGATTGTGCATATATTTAAAGATTTACTCCTCCCGGCTGGGAGGTGTTTTTATATAAAACAAAACAACTGGAAGGTTTATGTTCATATAAATAAAACAAATGGCAAACGCTATATTGGAGTGACATCTAGACAAAATCCAAATCATAGATGGAGAAATGGATATGGTTATAAAGAGAATCCGCACTTTAACTCTGCAATTGAGAAATATGGGTGGGACGGTTTTTATCACATAGTGCTTGCTGAAAATTTACCAGAAGTTATGGCTAAGAATCTGGAGAAATTGCTTATAAAGAAATGGAACACTCAAGATAGAGAATTTGGATACAACATGACTTCTGGCGGTGATGGAACACCTGATTATCATCCATCAGAAGAAACAAGGAAAAAATTATCCGATGCGCGACGTAAGGAAAATTTATCCGAAGAGACATTAAGGCGTAGGTCAGAAGGTCTTAAAGGTAGAAAATTTACGGATGAACATAAACGAAAAATTGGAGACGGGAATAGTAAACGGATAGATATGTATTCTAAAGATGGTGAATATATACGTTCTTTTAAGTCTGCTAGCGATGCAGAAGAAACGATGAATATCAATCATAGTCATATATCACAATGTTGTCACGGGAAACGTAAAACGACAGGAGGATATATCTGGAAATTTGCACAATCTACTTAAATACTATGGATCTTACCGGTGAGTTAGAGGATAGAAACTTCATTGTAACTCGCGGCGATGCGCGTATTGCAATCACAATCGCGAGAAACGAAGATACAGCTAAGCTTAATCGTGAGAATCGGTTCATCATAGATGATCCGCTCTCGAATAAGATGATGGCGTTTCAGCTCACCAAGCCGATTAAACTGAACAATGTGTTCAACGGAGATGGTGTTTATAAATTCGTATTACAAGAAGTAACAGCTACTGGCGACGACAATTTTGAACTACAGATTGCGGATTACTATAAGTATTTTCCAAAAGAGCAAACAGACGATGGTACTAAGCCTATTAGGAAGGAGTCGTGGTTGTAATGCAATTGGAAGATATTTTTGATTACAAGAATCAATTGATGAAGGACTTGCTTACAAATGAGACTATTGTTCATTTGATCAATGAGGATGTCATAATGGAACATGCCGACGAGCTTGCGTATAAGCAGGTGTTCCCGGCGGAGTTCGTACCTGAGACAATCCACGATGGCAGTACATTTGTCATGTTTGATGTTGATGTGCAATCTGTACCAAATAAAACATACTTAATACCCACTCTATACGTATGGGTATATGCACATAGGAGCAGGCTTCGCTTACCCGATGGTGGCGGCGTAAGAACGGATAAGCTTTGTTCTGAGATTTGTAAGGTTATCAATGGAAGCCGTTATTACGGATTAGGTGAACTAAATTTTGCTGGCATGAGAAGATTCGCTCCTGTTACAGATTACAATGGCAAGGCCATGACATTTACGGCTAAAGAATTTAATAGGCTGCATGATCCAAAGCAATCAATACCTGCGAACCGTAAAGATCCAGACGACTGATAGGCTGTCTACTTATGACACAGAGTTTGCTGTATGCTACGGAACTGCCTATTAATGAGAAAATAAAAATCTACATACCAACAGTCGGTGACATTATAGATGATGAGGACGAATATTACTCCGCGCTCTCTCTTATCGTTTCGTCTCCGATTGATTTCATGGTTCAGCTCGATGATATAGGGATTGATTTTTCTCAGATCAATGACTACGAATTGTTTCTCTTGACTTTCACTGCGCTGCAACAAATGGATACGCATCTGCTCTTCCCTGATCTGGACTTGTCCAGATTTATTTATATGGAAACAGATACGAACCCTTTACCAGTGCTTGTTGACGAAGAAAACGATATCGTCATCGACAGGATTATCCATTCAATGATAGCCTCTGCCCTTCGTAAGGTCAACCATATCGAAAAGGATAAACGGAAGCCGGGTAACGAAGCGGCACGAAAATACATGATAGAACGTGCGCGAATCAAGCAACAGCGACAGAAAAATCGTAAGCAAGATTCGCAGCTCGAAAGTCTCATAGTCGCTATGGTCAATACTGAGCAATATAAGTATGACTTTGAATCCACCAAAGATCTGACGATTTATCAATTCAACGAGTGCGTCAGACAAGTTATTAAGAAGGTCGATTATGAGCACAAGATGAACGGCGTTTACGCCGGAACAATAGATCCGAAAGGATTTAGCCAGGATGATTTAAACTGGTTAATTCATAAATAATTTTAGGAGGAAAGACTAATGGTCAATATTGCAGATCTTACTATTACAAGTCTGGAGACAATTACTGGCTTTGATATTGTCACTGGTGACTTCCTGTTCCTGCTTGACGAGCTGCAGAATGCAACGATCGCCAATACTCAGGAGACTCAGGAGATCACTGGTAAGGGTGGTCGCAGACTGTCCAACCTGAAACGTAACAAAGCTGTTACGATCAGTGGTACGAACGGTATGCTGTCTGGTGGTCTGATGGCTACTCAGACTGGCGGCGAGTTCGAGAACAAGCAGACTGAAGTCGCGTGGATTGATTATCTGACGGTCGCTTCTGCTGAAGCTACTACGACTTATAAAGCTATCGGTACTTCCGGCGCAGAAATCGATGCCCTGTACATCAAGAACAGTGATGGCACAATCAGCGCAACTCTTGAGCAGGCTGCTACTGCCGCTGCTGGTAAGTTCACATATGATCCGGCTTCGAAGAAACTCGGCTTCCATACCGATGTTGCTAATGGCTCTGAGATCGTTGTTTACTACAAGAGAAAGATTCAGGCTGACGTTCTGACGAACATCTCTGATGTTTACTCCAAGAAGGCCGTTCTGTATATCGATGCCCTTGCTGAGGATAAGTGCAACAATATCTTCCGCGTGCAGTTCTATGTACCGAAGGCAGATTTCTCTGGTGAGTTCTCTATCGAGATGGGCGACAACCAGACTGTTCATGATTTCGAGGCTGAGTCTCTGGCCGGTGCTTGCGTGGCTGGTAATTCCGCAATGCTGTGGACTTACACCGTGTTTGGCGCTGACGCTGAAGACGTGGCTTGAGAATAACGAAGGAAGTATTACGGCGGGG